GGCACATAAATCCCAAATATTTAATCGAGATTACTCACCCAAACCCACCACACACCAACAAAGATGGACTCTTTACTAACCAAGATCTTCCCAACCCTCACCGCTCCGGGAATGGAGCTCAAAAATAAAGACGGTTGCTACAACACGTTGATACGTGGCGACATGCAAGTTAAAGTCGATGGATTCCCGTCGTCCAGAGCCATGTCTATGGCTCAGACTATGACCTGGCTTGGCCTAACATCAGGTAGGCTGACCGGAGGGCCATCTGACCTAGATGGTATAAACAAGAATTTCTTAACGCCAGAAGCAACCATAAACATGGATGCAATTGCCTCGTTCCTTAAATCGCATGGCGGGCTCCAAAACAACGTATTGAGCGCACATATAGCTCAGATGGAGCGTTGGAACTGGCACGACAATCAAGTCAGTCTACTAGTAAACATGTTGCGGTACTCACTTCTCAAAAGGCTTGAAGAGGGTAACGTCGGTACGGGGCTAAATGGTAACCTACCTAGTTACGACGACGGTCACGTACGTGTAAACAGAAACGAATACTTCCCTCAGGGCTACCCGCAGGAGGTAGCCACCCTCAGGTGGCCTTGCGGTAATGTGGAAGACAACATCCCACATTTCCATCACGCTAACGACTACATACCGGCCACGGGCGGACAGATGATCGACGTGTCTTGTCTCACGGAAAAAGAAGCTAGATTTGTTTTACTCATGCTAGGCAAATGGAACAGGACTACCAGGTACAGACTTGACTTCGATCTACCTAAGTTGGTTGACGGTGTAGCCTATCGTAGGGCCCAGCCGGTTGGTGGTCTGGTCGAATTCATAGGTGAAGGGCCAAATGTCGAACCCATGCCTCAGACACTGACATCTGGGGAAGCATGGCGCACGTTGCTGTCATATGTAGCGCATAATGGGCTGTATGGTAGTTTCTCCGTCGCCTTGAACGTGATAATATCAATGATGGCACAAATGGTACCGGCTACCGCAGAAGGGCACGTGTGGCTTGAGGAGGAGTTGCAAGTGGTCTTACCTCGATTCGAAGCTGTGCGAGGTCGATACCCCTTCTTTAACGAAGGAGAGAAGGCGTTTGTCTCACATAGGGCGTTAGCTGAGTGGCGTATGCTCAATGCGAAGCAAGAGCGGATTTTACTCCTAGCAAATATATATGCTCAGGCTTACCAAACAGGCCTTGCTGTTCGGTCGTTGCGATACAATGTAGAAGAGAATCCCACTGACTTATTTGCCACTGAGTCGATGTTCATCAGTCCACAAATGTATTTACCTGCGGCAGCATCAGAAGCACTACGGCATCCTGTACCTCTAAGTGGCATGTCAGGAATAGCATTTACTCATACTAATCGGTTAGACAGGCCTGTAGCGGGTAGACGAGTTAAGGTCACTGCACAGGATCAGAGGGCCGTGGAGAACTACGGCATAATACAAGAACATGACGTGCAGTATATCGTGGTAGAGAGGACGCCATTTGCTGGAGTGCCTACATTACTACTGCCTTTAAACCCGTTTAAGGACGTAACACCGTTCACGTTAAGAGGGTCAATAGATGCAAGTAAAC